CGCATGTGTGTATCGACAAGCGTGGGCATCTGCTGCATCAACTGCTCTCGTGCCAGTTCCCGAGTACGGGCGTCTGGAATGTCGGCAGTCATACCGTCAATGCGGTTTACGAGAGTTGCACGGTACTGGTCAGGCGACTGCTCATAACCTCCCTGTGCAATTTCGTTTTCCTGTGCGCGTAGGAGACCTGCACTCATAGTCTGTGCAGTGACAACACGCCAGCCTTCCAAGGCCCACTTGTCACCTTCCATCTCTACACTCTCGAAGGATGCGCCCTGCATACCTGCGATTTGACCATCCATCATGCTACGCTCTTGGCGCTTCTGTTGTATCTCCGCAAGTTTGCCACTTGCGAACTGATTTACTTGTTGTGCAATCTGCGACCCGTAGGTGTTGACGGGAACGCTAGGTGCGGATGGTGTACCCACTCCGGGTACGCTGCGGGTGACGGGGTTAACCGCCTCCTGCCCGCGCAGGTTATCCACGGGTTGCGCCCGCCGTTCAAGACCTTCGGCCATGTTATGCTCCTTATAAGCGTTCTTGGTCGTCTACACGACCGCCGTTAGGACCGAGAAGTCGGCTACCTTCAGGCTGGTGACTGTCATAGATATTCAAGAGGCTCGTAGTCGCACCCAGCAGCATACTGCCTACTGATGGACGTGGGATCACTTGAACGTCTTGGTTAGTGATTGCACTGATCGCAATCGAAGTCTTCTGTTCCCGAAGCTCGGCCTGCTGTTGATTAGCTTGCCGCTTCTGGGCGTAACTTGCTCGTCCAGCCGAAGCCTTCAAGTCCCGTACTGCCATCTCTACACTGTTGCCAGCTACTCCCGCAGCCGCAGCATCGACTTCCTGACGGGCCTGATCTTGCATGGCCTGTTTCTGGATCATCTGATCTGCTGCGACTGCGGCGTCACGAACCCGTACTTGGTTTACGGTCACAGCGTTCTCACTGCGGGCCGCACTCAGTCGGGTCATCGTGTTTCGATAGTCTTGTATCTTGGATTGAAGGTCGGCTTGGATGTTCGCAGTTGCGTACTGGCCCCAAGAGCTTGTCAGAGACATGCCCATCTGGGATAACATCAAAGCACTCATGCTCTCCGTCCTTTCGTTCTAAGGATTTGTCCTATCCACTCCAACTCGTGAATAGTCACGGGCCGAATGTCATTACCTGAAAGTGTTAGGCTAGACCAATCTGCCCGCTCCCCCCAAGGGATATAGAACGGTCCTGATTGAAGGATAAGTCTTTCTGTGTCGAGTGGTTCATCATCGAGAGGGAACACATAAGCACTGTACTCCCAAGGATCGCTGTAAGGACTTGTTCCGACAGCTTTGAACTCGCCACTGTTGTCTACGTGTACAACGAAGTCTTGCACAGTAACCTTCTGACTGGTATCAATCCGAGACTGGTAGTCCCGAGCGAATACTTGAGTAGGTTTCAACTCCCACTCTACGGTCTGTCCGCAGTTGACGGTTGCCCCGTCTGGTGCCACAGCCTCATCAAAGATGTAACGGTGCGTGGTGGCGTTAAGCCGAAGCTCCAAGGTGGGCGTAACTTCAAGTCCGGGGTTGGCACAGCCAGTGGCTTGTAGAAACCTCGCACCGCCATAGGGCAGTTCGACGTAGCTATCGGCCACAGTCTTCTCGACCCGACGATCAAGCATCTCATGGTAGCCGTACTCACCGAGTGGTCGGTTCAAGTCCAGAGAGTGTAAGAACACGTCTCCGTCATCGTCCTGTCCTAGTAAGTAAACAGTGCTGTTACGGAAGAAGAAGTAGTCCACTTTGTCTTGGAACTCCCACTTACTCCACGCCGACTGAAGAACCTCGTTACCATCCCAGAGGTACTTATAGACCCACACGACCTTTCGGTTCTCCGTGGTGCGGAACAGACCGAGGTTGAAGTTCTGGCTTACGGCCATACCCTTCACAGACCCTAGTATGTACCTATCCTGTGTCTCTGTCAGACTGTTGGCTGCGTTAGCTGCGTTGTCGCTGTCTGTGTAGAACTCCTTGATACCACTATACTCGCCCGCGCTGAACGGGAACAAGATAGTACGGCCTGTTGATACAGGGGGCGTACCGCCCGAGGCTATCTCGAACTCCGTGGTCAGAACCATACTCACTGTATTGGGATCAATACCTCCACCGCGAATTACAAACTGACTGTCTCCGGGGTCTGCCATAACGAACAAGTCTCGATCAAATGGAACGAGCCAGTCAAGAACTAGGTCGTCTTTCTTTGTCGAAGTAATGTCGATTGGGTCCGTAGCAGAGATCACTGTAGCACTCTCGCGCCACAAGTCAAAGGGTTCGTTTGTGCGTGTCATAACAACCGTGTCTGTGGATAGGAGTGCCAGTCGGCTCTCGAACCCTTCGATGTCCCGCAACTTCTTATCCACTATGGACGGGAATGGTGCGCTATCGCTGTCTCCCACCGAGCGGCCCAACCAAGGACCGTGTTCCATGTAGAAGCTGTTGTTCTCGCGCACTACAACGTGCGGCATGGTGTTAAGATTAAACAGACGTTCCTCGTCGGGGTTGTACCACTCGATCCAAGTACCCTCGTTACCAAAGCCAGCACTACCATCTTCAGGTATTGTGTCTTTAGCATCGAACTTGAGCCAGAAGTCATCCTCGTCAGCATCACTGGAAACAACCTTTACGATCATACCGTTCGGTGCGAAGCGTGGAAGGTCGTCCACGTCTTTGACTGTATCCGACACTCCCCGCAGGATTTCACCACCCTCGCCATCAGAAACACCAATGCGCAACTGAAGTGTAGGATGGAATACACGAGCTACATCGAACTGTCGAGTGATTACCGTACCTGCCGGAAGAAGGGGGTCTGCTAGTAGAGTGGCAACTAGATCACCCACGATGTACTCTGATGTGGTCTCTGATGCGTCGCCAGACTCCGTACCATCAGGTGCAGTGTACTCAGCGTTTATTACAGTACCGTCACCGAAGTTGACCTGTACCGCATACGTCTTCAAGAACTGCCCGCCTAAAGCGTGGAACAGTGCAGAGTACCAGTCGCGGCCTTCTATTGAGGCGTCTTTGCGCACAGTCTTATTGCGGTTTAGTATGACGATTTTACCGTCTACCACATGAAACTGCATACTGCCGCCCACGTAGTTAGGACTTCCACCGTTACGGTACTGGATGTTCTGCCGAGTACCGTCTAGGCCCCACATCTGCAGGTCTCCTGACTTGTAACCGATGATGTAGTCTTCACCCTCGAAAGAGATGTCTTGATATGTATGCCCACTTGCCCGGTCCAAAGTAGGGCCGGAGGTAGTGGCTGGTCGAGTGCTTAGCCCCAGAGTAACGTCTGAGATCAGGTTCACCTGTTCAGTGACCTGACCGTCCAGTCGAACGCGATCTGGCTGCTGGCTAACACCCTGAAGAAGTGTCCCAAGGGAACCTGATTTCAGTGCCATGTTACCTCACAATAGGTTTGTACCGACCATATCCCGTACCCCGGCGAAGGCGAGTTACCGCGTTGCTTGGGTTATCGTAGATGTTGGTCTGTCGGTTGCGTAGATGCTCACGGTACAGGGTTTGCCACCCTACGTCGCGCTCATTTCGATAGTTCCCGAGTTTGGGGTCTGCCCCGTCCTCGTTGAGATAGAAAGAATACACAGCCTTAGATCGGATGTACTCCTGTGCAGCCAGAGGCATTTCCTCTAACTCCAACTCGAAGATCATCTTCAGGGACAGTGTAGTGCCAATCTCGTATGTTCCTTTTGTCAGGTCGTACATACGGCTCCCACGAAGCGTGAGATTGTAGTGTCGATCTGTCGGGTCAGCTTTGATACATCCTTGTGGGACTATGACCTCTCCATTGGATTGTGGTTCGATGTCGCGGCACTCGGTGTTAAACCACAGCCCTATCGACTGAACAGAAGCCTGCACCCTATCAAGAAGCTGCTCAGCTTTCATATAAAGAGGGTGCCGATTTTGCTCAGCAGTCAGGGGCCGCGCACCAGTGCTGACGATCATCTCGTTGATGATGTCAAGTCGTGTGTACATGACGGTCTCCTTTTGCTTACTGCTACGCGAGTGCGCAGGAGAAAACAAAAAAAAAAAGCCCGCCCATCCACAAGGGACAGGCGGGCGTAGTTGGCCTAGTATAGCTTGGCTGTAGCTTATGCGTCGTTCGCAGCGTCGAAGGCGAAGACCGCACCAGTCTGGTCAGGGCGACGTGGTGCCGCACCGAAGGCCAGATAGCTGTCAATGAACCACGACAGGCGCAGATCATTGTAGTGTACGTTGGAAGTCAACGGGATAGTCTCACCACCCAACAGGGAGTTGGGGTGCATGATGAGGCCAACAGCAGAGACTTCGATACCGGAAGGCACGTACTCGGAACCGTCCGAAAGGATGGACAGGTCGATGTTAGTGTCTGCCAGACGTGCAGTGGACACGATAGGGACACCCATCAGCGTCTTGATGACGCCATCTGCGTAGTCGCCGTTGTCCTGCGAGAAGTCGCGGTCGATCAGCTTGTCGTTGTTCATCAGAACTGCGTACTGACGCGGACGCACGAACAGTGCAGTCTCGTCGGTGTCCACATCGTTCTCCTGCATCTCGACAATGATCTTCTCGAACTGTGCGTACAGCGCGTCAGGATCAAGCTCATCACCAGCAGCAGCCAGTTCGGAGTGGTAGCCCGACTTGAAGGCGTCACCGAGGTCGCGGCCCTGATTGCCCTTGATAGCTGCATCTGCAACACCAGCGGACACGTTGGACAGTGCGGCCTTGACACCCATGCTCAGAAGCGCGGCATCGAAGAACTTGGCAATGGTCTTACCGTGGTCCATGCCGATCTCACGCCGTGCGGAGAAGTCAGTCTGGAACTCGTTCAGGAGTGCGCGGCTGTCACGAGCAAGGATGATCGTGTCAACAGTGACTTGCGCCCGATCAAAGTTGCGTGGCGTAGAGGCCATCTCTTGACCAGCGGCGCTGTCGTTGATGCCCTGCAAGGTGCTGTCACCCATACGGCGGATCGACTTGGTGTCGGTGCCACGAATGGTGTGCAGATCAACGAATTGTCGCATGATAGAACGCTTGGCGATCTGTGCATCCACAACACCGCCGTACTGTTCGATCATATCGTCGCGGTCAAAGTCGGACAGGTGGGTGTTGTCGGTAGGGAGGGAAGATTGTACGGGCATGGTTAGCTCCTTAAATGTGTGGTATTCTTCAGGCTATCTTTAGATGCCTTGCTTTTTCCCGGCAGCGCGTTGCGCCCGGAGTGCATTGAACTCTGCTTCACCACCACCTTTACGGTGTAGGCGATCCAGTTGCTCACCGTATTCACGGCGAGTGATGCCCTTGACAGCAGCAGTGGCTTTGCCATCAGGTTTAACCTGCGCAGTGCCAGCAGAAAGTGCTGTGTTCTTAGGGTCATCGTTGTAACGAGCAACAATCTCGTTTGCGGCGAACGTAGCTTGGCGACCACCCTTGTCGAGCATGTCGCGCAGTTCGTTCAACTCGCTTTCTTCCATCTTGGCATTGGCCCACTTGGTAGCCTTTGACCAGTTGTCGGAAGAACCCGCAGCTTCGTGGGCGATCTTAGTCACCTGTCCGATGCGTTCGTTGTTCTTGCTTGTGACGTTCTCGATGCCTGCCATGATGAGGGTGGCCTTAGCCTTACCCACCTTCTCGACCAGTGCATCACGGTCCACTTTTGATGGGTCGCCTGCTTCAACCGCATCCCACAGTAGGGCCTTGGCGTCGTCAGTCGATACACCTGAGTTCTGAAGTGTCTGAAGAACAGAGTTGGCAACATCGTCGCCAGCATCACCCCATACGGCAGTGTCAAGCTCTTTGTCTTCACTCTCGCCTTTAGGTGTTTCTTCTTCGGCTTCTTCCTCGGGTTCACCCTCTTTCGCTTTTGCAGCGGCTTCGGCAGCTTCTTTAGCTTCCTTTGCAGCCTTGCGTTCAGCGTTGGTCGGTGGAGGACCGTCTTTGGTTTCCGGTGTTGCACCCTCTGTTGAGGCGTTTTCGATGACTGGTTGGTCGTCGGTCACAACTGCTGCACCGGGTGCTGCGTTACCGCCAGCGGGTGTCACGTTTTCTAAATCAGGCATTGTCTCTCCTATTGTCCTGAAGCGGCTTTGGAAGCTACTGCTACCTCACCTTGTTTCTCCATCAACTGCTCTTGTTGCTGTTGCATAGCTTGTTGGTTTGCGGCCATCTCATCCTCTGTGTAGAGGAAGTCATTGGCATCCACACCCCGATTACGGAAGATGTGTCCTGCGAACTTTACAGGGTTAAACGCGGCCCGAAGATTTTCCGGTACAGCATCCAACATCTGTAGGTCTGCGATAGCCAGACGCAGTGCGTCCAGTTTACCCTCACGACTAAGGCTCTCAAGCCCCGTAGTCACGACTGTCTCGAACGCCTTCTCACCGTCTGGTAAGTAGCTGTCGAAGTCAATCTGGGATAGCTGGTACTCTGCCTCTTTGCGTTGCCAATCTAAGGCCAGTCGGCTGTACAGCCCACCAAACGCACTTTCGATCTCTCGTGCAAAGAAACGGATTTCTTCCGCCGTGACACGCTCAGCATCTCGGACGCCAGCACTCGACAGCAAGAACGCTTGCGCAAGTTCCCGCTCAAGTTTGGCTATTGCCTCACCGATGAACTGGACCTCGACTGCGAACTTGAACTGTGGTACACTGATGTCTCCATCTTTACCCGGCACGTACTCACCGCGCTTGGCACTGTTCCACGCATCAACGTCGAAACTCGACATATCGTTCACGAGGAACTTGATGTCTGCTGCGACACCGATCAAGTCGATCATTGCTTCAGTCATAACGTCGATGTTGTGGAAGCTGACTGCATAGTCCTCAACCAAACCTCGTCCGTAGTGATCTCCACGACCTAAGTTCCAAGTCAGTACAAGGCACGGGAAGTCCGCTTCCTTGTAGCTCGTCTTGGCTTTTTCGATCTCGATCTCGTCAACGGCCTGCCGCATCTGCCACTTGTCGTTTTCCCACCAGTAGTAGGTGTAGATTTCGACAGGGGTATCATCCTTGAAGGACTTGGCGTCAGCACGTTTGTGGGCCTGAACTGCAAGCTGCAAGTCTTCGTCCAATGCACCAAACAACTTGGTATCACGAAGTATTGCTTCTCTCAGCTTACCACCGATCTCTCGTGAGACACAGTAGTCTCGGATGCTGTATACAACTCGGCTGTTGTCAGGCATACGGTAGATCAGGGCGTTACCCGTCACGATCTGCAAAGACACCGCTTGCACGGCGTGTGGTCGGTATGCAGTAAGGTTGAGGTTACGCATTGCTGCGTTCTCTGCCTCAATAAGTCCCGCGTCCAGAGCTTCCTTTTCTTCGGCCTCTGCATCCTGTTCAAACTTACGCTTGGCTTCAGGTGTCAAGGCTACTGCGAAGAACGGCTTGTCATTCGGAAACATGGTATCTACAATGCGGTGGGACAGGTGATTAACCAGTCGTGCGCCGATAGCCACGTTACCCTTCTCGCTTTCTTCTGGTGTGTCTGTCTTGGAGTTCTCGTCCGTAGGGAAGATCGACGGGACAGTCCAGCGGGCGTATTGCTCACTTCGGTCCAGTAGGTCTCCCTTGCGTCCGTCCAATGCAGTCCAGTGTGCCGCGAGGGAAGTTCCTTCAGGGATCACAGGCCGACACGCTTGCTAGGACGCGCCTTAGCACCACCCAGCCCACCAGCCATACCGTTGCCGCCCACGCCACCAACACGAGCGCCCACGGCACCAGATCGGGCAGTAGCACCACCGGACCCCGCAGCAGACGTAGTAGTGGACGCTGTGGCACCATCTCGGCCCAGCTTGATGTCAGCACCAGTGTCGTCGCGGGCTGCATCCAGTGCAGCACGTTCACGGGCCTCTGTCTTTGCGTCGGCTTCCTGCTGTGCGATTGCAGCGGCTTGTTTCTGGGCCGCTTTCTTTTGTTGACTTACGTTATGTACGGTTGCTGCTGCACCTACAACCGCAGCACCCACAATAGACAGAGTAGTAAATGCTGCCATAGCACTTCTCCTAGAGTATGAGCCTGTGGCTCGTTTCCATTGCAGAGTATCCACGGCGTTTAAGAACCGCATCTACTCCCGAGTTGACCGAAAGAGTGGTCATTCGTACTTCATCCATTCCTGCAAGCAAAGCTCGTCTCTCGAACTCAGCCAACAGTCGAATACCATCACGACCTTCGGAGTACCATGCGGTCTCTACGAGGACGTTCCAATCCCTCAAAGGGTCTGACACGAACACACCAGTTATCATACCGGAAGTTGTCCGCAACACTAGACCCTGATCGGCCACCAGCACGTCAACCAGATGGTCACGAGCTTTCTGTGTGTTAAGTGGAACATCGTAGTAGGTGTCGTTGAACTGGTGTATCTTCTCCATAAGAAAAGGAACATCATCTAGTGTACACTCATGCACCTTTGTCACGACGAAGCTCCTTTATCAAACGAACCGAAGGATGTACTGCAAACTCTGGCCCTAGTGTCTTAGCCAATACTTGCATAAGGTCTGCTTTAGCACGCTCATAACCAATATGGTACTGATGAGAGTTCTCATCGAGTTCCGTAGGTTCCAGCTTTGCTAGTAGTTGTATCATAACCTGACGGTCAATCAACGCCTTACCAGTGATGGATGTTAGATCAGTCATACTATTACTCTCCTATGAATATGATATAGATAATACACAGTTTATGTATCATGTATATAATATACAGTATATAGATTATTATA